CAAAGTCTGATCTTGACCTGGAACTGGAAAAAATGAAAGGCATGGAGGAGGATGGGCTACTCAGTTACATTGCATCCGAGTTTGTGAACATGAGAAACAAGTTGTCTATTCTGGAAAACAGGATCAAACGAAAGAATCGTCCTATGGGTATGGGATAAGGTTCATTAAGGTAGAAATATGAGTAATGAACAAATAAGGTATTCCAACGAGACACAATACTCTGCTCCGGACATGAAGGATAAGAGGGGCGTACAGGTGTACAGTATGTCCGACTTGATGCAGGTCACAGGTCGAGACAAAGAAGGAAAACTTATATCTTGGGGAGTTGAACACCCTTATTTTTACTTAACCATTTCTCAACGAGAAGAAATGTTCCGGCTGTCATCTCCTGTGTTCGGCCTTGTTTCTTCTCGTATGAATCGCCTTTCTGGATTACAATTTAACATTGTTTCAGAGAAGCATAAAGAAGACGAGATAGTAGAAGAGTTGAAGGAATATAGGGACATATTTAATGAGTATAAAAACTCAATTGATATAAAGTACCTAATGGCAAAGGCTAAGATCGCAGGAATATTAAAGGAGACCTTACCAGACTTATTACCTGACCTGAGTAATTTTGAGCCTTCTTTATTGAGGTGGAAAAACCGTATAAAGAGAAGGGACAAAAGTACTACTAATGAGGCAAAAGAGTTGTTGATGGAACCTAACCAAGGAGTAATTTGTGAAGACTTTGTTAAAAAGTGTGTTCATAGTTTACTTATACACGGTGCATCGTCCGTTTATAAGCAGACCGAGAACAATAGGCTTGTAAACTTTGACACGTTACCGGGAGGAACGGTTTATAAAATTAAATCTCCTTACTTCTCAGGTGTGAGTGGATACATACAAGTCACTCCAGGGTACACAGAACCAAAGGTATACTTCGGAGATGAGTTAGCCTATACTGATTACTTGCCTGTTTCTTCCAGAAACCACGGAATGATACCGTTAGAGGCACTAATAAAAAAGGTCACAGAGTCCTTATTGTTCGATGATAAAATGGCGAACGAGGCAGACGGTACAAAGCCTCCAGAGAAGATGATAATTGTTACAAGGCCGAACCCTTTTGGATCTACTGATGCTGATGCAGATAGGGATTTGCCCCTTCCTGCAGATGAACAAAAACGGGTAGAGCAAAAAATTAACGATCCGGTTAAAGAAGGAGTAATAACCTTTTCTGGTAACAGTGTAGAAGTAGTGGACCTATCCCGAGCTGATACAATGGGAAACCAGATGCAACGACAAAAGGATATTCGTGAAGAAGTAGCGATGGTTTTCAATGCCACCAATATGGAGGTAAACCTTACGGGGTCGGATAACACATCTGGCAGGTCAACTTCTGAAGCACAAATGGAGATAGAGCAAGGTAAAGGAGTTGCGCCTATTGCGAAGGTATTTTCCAGGATGATAGAGAAGAACTTATTGCCGTTTAGGTTTGGTCCGGGTCTACGTTTCGAATTTGAACTGGGTAAAAATGAACTTGAAGAAAAGAACTTGGATCTGTTAATGCTTCAAACAGGGGAAATGACCAAGAACGACATCAGGGAAAAGTACGGTAAAACCTCCTTTGGAGAAGAGTACGATATGCCAGATGGAGGAGGAGCTACTCAACCCGGACAAGATAATTTTAACCCTCTATTTACAAGTCAAGTATGAAAAATTTTAGTTGGTTATTCCTAGTAAACTACATTTTTTTACAATGGTTCTTTGTCCGTTTGGCAAGGATTACGGAAAGAGGAGTATTTGTCAAATGGTCTGTCTTGACAGGAGTACAACCTTTGACGGGATGGAACAGTCCTTTTAAGTTTATCAATCGTAAAAACCTCAAAGAGGATAAGCCTTTATCTAGAGAGGAGTTCGCCAAGGTTCTAATGAGGTTTAGTAAAACTAAATTGATCAAGGAACTTGTAAGGCTTTCCCAAGCTATAAACGGCAACAAGGATGATATAACAGACAAAGATAAAAAAGAATTTAAAGGGTACTCCCAAAGAAAGTTAGTGGATGCCATTATGCTCCTAGCCTTTTATATGAGTAACTCGACACTAGTCAAAGGACTCAAGGACGCAACCTGTTAACTTGGCTTTGAATTAATCTTCAACAATAGACAACTATGCAAACACTACTAGACCACTTGTTACAGAATACGGGACATTATTCAATAGGAATTTGGGCGACTATAGAAACGGTGAGGCGACTAATTAAAACGAAGAGTCCTGACAATACCGTTCAGATACTTGGAAGAGTTGTAGCTTCTATATTCCATGAACTTGGTGTTCCAAACAACAAGAAGAAGTAGACAACAATGACGGAAAAAGTTGGCCTTAATGTAACCGCAAAACAGTTCGAAGAGGAGTCAACCCCTTTAGTTCTAGACCTTATAGCTGTATTCAGTGTCATGAAAGAAGATGTGATAAGCGTGGTTGAAGATATGGTCGAAGAAGGGGCAACCCCTGACCAGATAATAAGAAAAGTTGAGGAAATGATATGAGCAAACTAACCAAGGATATTAAAAAATTAGGTCACCTTGTAAACATTTTAAAGAAAGATAGGCTAATAGCCCCTAGTGAGATAGGGTCAAATAAAAATAGTATACACCCATTGATTCTTAAAGCTCAAAAGACTTTGTACAATATACGTCCCATAGTCTATTATTATAACGATTCATGTAAAAGTATTCGTAAAGGCGAACACGAAGAAGGGGATACAAAAATGATTTTTGGGAACCCCTTTAGATTTAGTGGAGGAAAATGGGTTCCTACCGAAGGGGGAAGTAAAAAAGAACCTGAAGGGGATGGGGACAAAAAAGATCCGAAGGAAGAGGGTACACGTAGAGATTTTTCCGGCCAGGACTTAAGGGGAAAAAACCTTAATGCCAAAGATTTAAGTAATGTTAACCTAGAAGGAGCTGACCTAGAAGGAGCTAGTTTAAAGAGAGCCGACTTATCAGGGTCCGATTTATCTGGGGCTAACCTAAGAGGGGTCGATTTCACGGGAGCCAATGTGAAAGACGCCGATTTCACTGAAGCCAGTTTAAAAGGGGCCAAATTTAAGGGGGTTGATTTATCGGGAATGGACTTTGAAGGATCTGACCTACATAAAGCCTCTTTTATTGGAGCTAACTTGGAAGGGGCCAACTTAAGAGGAGCTGATTTGTCGGGAGCTAACTTGGAAGGAGCTAACATAAAAGGAGCAGACTTTACAGGGGCAAATCACAAGGGTGTTGATCTTTCAAAAACAAATTATGAAGAAGCTAGGGGACTATATACTTTTGGACTACGTAATAGATAATAAGAAAAGTTGAGGAAATGATATGAGAAAACTAACCAAGGTTATTAAAAGCCTGGAAGATCTTGTAAACATAATAGAGAAAAACGAAGTTTACAAAAATGTCATAGGAGAGATTCCCGACACTGTAGTAGGGTTATTTCCTCCTACTATGCAAATGAAGTTCAAAGCTGTTTATGCAGATATGCGTATAAACGGACACACTAAAGAAAAGTCACTAGACACTTCTAGTCGGTTGGTTATGCGAGGGGTAAATAAGAGCAGTGTTAACCATTTGTTCGTTGAAATGCAAAAGACTTTAATGAGTATTCATAACAGGATTTCAAAAGGTGAACATTTTTCTGAGTCCGTTGACGCTGAAGAACACCTTGATTCTAAAAATATACCGATCATTGAAAAAGAAGATATACCTGTTCCGGGTAGTTTCGACGTAGAGGCTAATCCTAACGAAGGAGAGGAATAAATGTTAACTCAATCGGTATTAAAAATAATAAAAAAGAAAGCCGGAAGACAGTTAAGAGAATGGGTTTTCCTTGGAGTAAAAACGGGTATGACTAGAGGGGCTTTAGATTACCAAAACCAAAAAGACAAGGATTTGGTAAGGGCCATCCTTCTTCTAAAGAGGGCTATTGATCTGCCAACCAGAGGTAAGACAAAGATCCAAAACTTTGTTGACACGACAATAGGAGGACTACAGATCCTTCAGGATGGGCTTGCAATGTGTGGGGATACCACTATCACAGAATTAAAATCGGAATTAGATACTATAGAAGGGTATGCTTTGGATTTAAGAGACCGAGCTGTAGGAGGGGAAACATGGGACTCAATAGCCGAGGATATCCTAGCT